CTTACAACCTGCTTCTTCCATTATTTCAACAGCGTTGCTTGTAATCATCAGAGGGCAAGCAAGCAATTCATCGTTGGTAACACCGACAGCTTTTTCTATGGCGCCATCAATCTCATCTTGGACTTCAGTATATATCCTTCCATAAAGGTCTTCATGGTCACCAGCGAATCCAGTGCCTTTGGTAAGATGATGAGCTGCGTGAAACCAAAGATGAATTGCTCTAAGATAAGAAACGTATCCAGCGAGCCAGTTCTTGACATCATCGATTTCATCTCTGACATCATCTCTTTGTTGCTCCAAACTTGAGATAGGAGCAAGTCCAGAAATTACTGGTTCAACTGGCGCATTCATATCTGCAACCATGTCAACTTGCTCATCTAATTCTTTATACGGGTTGTAGTCAAGATCAAAAGCATATGAATCACTCTTTGGATCGTAGTCCGAACGCATCCAGGCTGGTGCCCGACGACCACCAATATATTCTTCATCATCAACAACAACAGTTCGAGGAAGTCTTGGTTCTGCTTTTGATTTTAGATCGGCCAATTCTTCTTCTTCGTCTTCACGGGAAGGCCAGCGATCTTCATATCCTTCAGTAAGAAGTCCTGCTAATTTTTTCCATCTTAGTTTATTGCTCATACGTGCTCACCCTTCTAAGTAGTGCAAAAGCTTATCAATTGATAATGTTGACTCAATCTTAGGTTTCTTTTCCTTTTCCACTAATTCCATCACTTGATCGATAATGTTTTTCATGGCCAGCTTGCCAAGCTTAGCACCGCCTATTTCCATCATGCTTAGTTTTTCTTCAAGCCTATCTCTTCCTACGCTACCCATCATTTTTAGAAACTTCAAGTATTTCTCTTCCATTCCTTCTCGGTTTTCAAACCTAGCTAAGGCTTTCACAAAATCTTGAAGATCTAAATTTGGGTCAGCCATGTGTATCTCTGGATCAAAGAAAGTTTCTTCTTCGTATCGATCTAAAACTCTACGTCGATTATAAACATCACGTTTTTTCAAATATTCCTTACGATCGTACTCAACCCATTGGTTACTTTCATGTTCGTAAATCCAGACCTTTGTAATTTGGGTTGGCTTTACAACTCCTATCAACAAACCTTGAGGCTCTGCGCCCGACGACAACATTGTGTGACTCATGTACGGACGAAATGAGTTAGGAAACTTTTCTTTAATCCAGTCGAATATTTCTTTACCTTTTTCCTTTTGCTGTTTACGGCCAATAAAACCACTGTAGTTAGTTCCATGGATGAACTTCGCTGGAACCTTTATTTCTATAATGGCACCACCACCAAAGTTCTTAGCAACTTCAAAATCTGGAGTAACAAACAAGCCCCTATGAACAGGCCCGCCATAATCTCTTGGTATGTCTTGGGTTGCATCAAATCCACTTAGCAAAAGAGGAAGTCTGAACTTAGGGGTCCCATGATATACCGTGATTACATCATTTGGTTCTGCTGATGCGATTTTTTCCACTTGTTCTGGAGATATGGCCTCAAGAAACATCAAAAGCTTATTGAGCTTAATGGATTCGTTTATATTATCAACCATTGACAGTACCTCAGGGTTAACTACGTAGATTTGTTGGTGGCCTCTTCGATAATCAGAACGATCCCAAACCACATCAAAGCCTTTAGAACGAAATCTTTCATCCATCCCTTCAGCGTATCCCATAGTATCCATACTTGGAACGCCCCAAGAAAGTTCGCCAATATCAAGCCACCTAGCGTTAGGATCAATTCTAAATGCGTAAACATCGCCATGCAGCTTAGCCAAATTTTTGCTTGGTGTTAGATATATTGAACGCAAAGGTCCACTAATTCCCTTTTCCGTCCCATGATACCAGATGTTAACATTTGGTTTTATTAGATTCATTTGGTCCAACTAGTTTTACCCGAATAATTAGCAATCAGGAGCATAAATGTGGCAAAACAAACACTGGAAGAAGAAATTAACAAGCTTGTCAAAGAAGAGATTGAAAAGAACAAGTATGGGCGTGTCTTGTCAGAGGGAATGCGATTTCATCTTGAAAATGGTATCAGTTTTTATGACAACATTTATCGTGTAAAGTCGAAAGCGTTCTTTTCCCTAATGAGGGAAATGAAAGAACTTTACACCGAAGGCAAAATTCAACTCTCTGAACAAGAAAAAGAATTGATCGAACAAGGCGTTGGTGAGTTTGCCATCTACGAAAACAAAAAAGTTCCTCTCGGCATTCCGATGATCGAAGGAAGCGAAATGCTTGATGAGGCCGAGTATCAAGGAAAAGATGTTGAACTTGGCAAACCAAAGCGTGGTGGATCCAAAAAGTTTTATGTTTATCAAAAATGCGGGGATAAAGTCAAGAAAATCTCCTTTGGTTCACCAGATATGAGTGTGAAAGTATCAGATCCTGAACGCCGAAAATCTTTTGCCGCTAGACACAATTGTGAGGATAAAAACGATCGTTGTACCGCAGGTTACTGGTCATGTAGAATTGGTCGTTATCCGTCATTGACAGGCGCATCTAAATCGTATCGTTGGTGGTAATGTTTCCGTTCAAAGAAAAGACGTTATCAACTAATGTTGTAATCCGTGAGTTCGACCCAAATGTCGATTCGGAAGAGTTGGTTTGGCACCGAGATAAAGAAGACCGAATTGTTGAAGTAATGCAAGCTGATGACTGGTGGTTCCAATACGACAATGAAATACCCAAGCTAATGGAAGGAACATTGTTTATTAAATCCAAGACATGGCACAGGGTTATTAAAGGTCCAAATTGCAAGAGACCACTGGTTTTTAGAATAGAAAAGAAATAGTTATCTCCATGGGAAACGTTGAACGACTATTAAAATGGCTCCTTGAAGCCGATTATGATGAGAGGGAAAGATTCGGCTTAGACTTCGTTCTAAATGAACCAAGTAGGAAAAAAATCCCTCATGAAAAAATGAATCTTCAAAAAAACGAAAGTTATCATAATATTCTTTCTGTACTGAAAAAAGCAACCAAAGATGAAATCGACTACTGGAGCAACTGGTATCAACATGCTCATCAACACGTAAGAGAATTAGCAGAAAGATATGAGCTGCCGTTGCCAGTTACCGCTGCCGTTGTTGCCGTTCTCAGTCCGAACCTTGGCTGGAAAGTCAATCTCTTGGCCGCACAGAGGCTAATAGAAAACTGGTTGATGCTTGAAGGCGAACGTGATTTGGGGCCACTTGAAAAAGTTCCTGCATACAAATCGAACGTTTATAAAGCTTTGAAGATCCTCGACACCGGAGATGTTGGTCTTGTTGCAGGTCCAAAGGTTTCCGTGTTTTTTCATTCTTTGTTGAATCCCGACAGAGTCGAAAGAGAGTTGGTTCTTGATGGACATGCAATCAATGTGTGGAGAGGAATTAAAACACGTCTCCAAGATCTAAGACAACCAACAAAGGCTGAAAGAGAAGCTATCATTCATGATTACAGAAAAGTAGCAGACCTAGTTGGATTGACTCCACAAGAACTTCAAGCTGTTACTTGGTTTATCTGGAAAGCCGTAAAGAATCCACCAAACATTCATGGCAAATATCCAACGAAGAAAAAGAAGATAAATAAAAAGAAACCAAAATCAGTAGTTGAAGGACTCCTAGAGTACCTGTTTGATCAGTAATCAATTAGCCAAACACTGCTGCGTTTCTAGCTTCTTTTTTTGAATCAAACGGGCCATGTACATTAGGTCCGCCCCATTCTGACTCAGTTGAATAATACCATCCTGATGGAACTACCAGGATTTCATCACCAATCTTTAACTTAAGATCTTTAGGTAAGCGACCAACGCTTATCTGAAGTTCGTCGTATCCTTCTGTATCGGTTTCCGTTTCAAGGTCATGAAGCGAGTACACGATTTTGTCTGCTGCCTTAGATGGCAAGGATGGTAATTTGCCATGTTCGTCAAGCCAGCTTTGATACGTTTCCCCGACCATTAGACCCTCTTCATATTCTTTTATAAGCCCAGCGAGTTTCTTAAGACGTCTTTCTGTTAACATTTCTACTCCAAGTAATCATCATACTTTTTTAGTATGAAGTTTTTGTATGCTCTCTTGAGCAATGTGACACAACAATTATTGAATTCAAGCTTCGTTATTCGTCCAAACACGCTTCAAGTTCGGCTTGTTCAAGGACCGACAAGAGAGATTCGAGATTCAACGCTTTGTGTTCAACAACTTGCTTTTTGTTGATTAGATATTTCATGCGCTCATATGAATCTTTGGCTGCATCTAAAAGCTGCTCGTCAGTTGTCTCTTCCTTGAATCCACCAAGTCTAAAGCCGTAATCTCTAGCCCAAGCACGAAGAAACTCAAGAAGTTGTTGTTTGTCCAACATGACACCCTGATAAGGAATCTTTTCATGCCAATGTCGGTAGATTGAAGCAAATTGCCTCATCATTTCTTCTTGCCCGCCACTTTGAAATTCATCCTCGAAGTCAGTTTCTTTCGGCTCGTCTTCTAACTCTGATAAGGCAGTTTCCAACTGTTCTTGCTTCATTGCAAACAACACATCAAGTTCTGTAGCATTGGGATCCCCCTCTTCATATGCCTTTTGAACTTTTCTATCCAACAATTCCACTTCTTTGGCGAGCTTTTTTATAAATGGTGGATAAGCAACCTCATCTTTTGGTTCCGTTCCGTATTCGAGTGCCTCATGTTGAGCACTGGATTCAAGAAAGGTTAATAACGATTTTAGGTTACTGTTCACTAGTATAAATAGTGACTTTAACAACGAAAGCCTCGTCTTTGACGAGGCTCTAAAATCTTGTTAGTAAAAACTTAGACTATCCAACCAGAAGCACTTTTACACTTACCACTCATCATTTTTGCAAAGCTTGAATATGAAATGCCACGCTCACGGCAATCAGCTTTGGCATTCTCACCAACCACAAACATCTCACCAGACACCTTGTTCTTCAAGACAACACCAGCATATTTACCACCCGCTATCTTGGCTCTATGTTCATCCGACAAAGGTTTTCTTTTTTCACCCTTGCGTTCCACGTAAGTCGGTTCTTCCGTGCCAAGAAACCAACCGCCTGAAGATTTAGTCTTGCCTTTGAGCATTAAATGAAATGACTTATAAGAGAGATTTCTTTCTTGGCACCAAGACCTGACAGAACCTTCAATGGTAACAGTTTCACCAGTCTTTTTATTGGTGACGGTTACATCAGCAGAATGGTTATCCCAACGCTTTTGAGCGTTCTTGAGAGCTTCTTCTTTTTTCTTTGGTGTGTTCCACGTCTTTTTGTTTTTCTTGCTTACAATAGCACACACTTCTGGCGTTCGTGATGTTACTCGCCCGTCTGTTTCTGGGTTAAATGGACGAACATTTTTGCTACCTTCTCTACTTTCTGCTTTTGGACAAAGGTTGTAACATTCGTTTCCTCCATCAAAAAATTTATCAAGGTAAGCCTGTTCTTTAGCGAGTTGTTCTTCCCTGGCTCCATCTACTGTTTCTATTGCTTCAAATATAAATGCATCTTCGCCACATTTGTTATAATCTCTTTGTAAAAACAAATTCGCATGCCTATTTCTGCGCAAATCGTCCCGATGAGAATAAGCTCGTTCTTTTAAACGAGAAGCGGATCCATAATAATAACGTCCATTTTTTGTATTAGTAATTTTATAAATACCACGCTTATTTGCATATCCGTGTAAAAATATTTTCATTACTGCCTTCCACTCTATACTATAGAATAGGGCGCATAGGGCAGGATATATACCCCCATATCTAACACAGTAACAATATCAAAAATAGCGGGTGGGCCTTGAAAACACAAGGGAATTTTAAAAGAAAAAAGCGACCAACAAGTGGTCGCTTTTTCGTTTTTTTGCCGGCGAGGGCAGGAATAATTTAAATTATACCCATGTCAAGAACAGTTACGGTTGCGTAGAAGTCATTTCTGACCATCTTCTTACCGTATCGGGTCATGACGCCCTTACGTGGAGTAAAGTCTTCCTGAGCGTAGATAACTGGAGTAAGGATAAGTGGCACGTATGGTGCGTAGATGAATCCTGACTCAAGGAAGGTGTTACCCTTCAATCCGATCAAGAGCTTGTTGCTTGGGAAATATGGGTCTTTGTAGACCGTGTAACGGTTGTTCAAAGTACCAACTGCCTCTGCTCCGATTACCATGTTGTCACGAACCTGACCGTCAGCATCTACTCTGTAGGAAGGCTTGTAGGCAACAAGGTGCTCAAGGATGGTGCAGACATCTGGGGAAGTAACAATGAAGTTACCGGAACCACGGAGTGTCTTACGGTGAATGGTGTTTGCTGCGTCCGTAACAGTCTCAAGGAGGGTCTGGTACCACTCTTGAATGTTTACGAATGCCATTGGGCCTGGAGAAAGCGTGCTGCTCTGGAGAGCCTCTGCGCCGGTGAACTTGTTGACAAGCTTACCTGGTGCTCGGGACCAGTAGAGGTTTGCTGCTCCTGCCTGGGTGAGAAGGTCGTTCAAGATTTCACGGTCAATGTCAAGCGTAATCATCTCGGAGAGAATGTTTGTAAGCTCAACTTCTACATCGATTGAGTAGAATGCTGTGAG